GTTCCTCAATAATCATTCCAGACGTGCCAAATGCACCGTCGTCCAGCCAGACCTCATGTATCTGCGAATAAAAGTTAGACCTAGCCAGAATCGTTCTGGTTTCCTCTGTCACTTGACCATACCACCTCTTTACTTCCTCATTATCGTCAAGGTAAGACGGGGACTCAAAAGCGAACCAGTTAGTCTCGCTTGGCGTCATCCACGACATGCAACCCGCCGCGTATGTGAGGTTCGCTTCAATACCTGACGTATCGAAGAGTTCTTGCACTCGCGGTTGATCGGGGACTTCTCGAAAATCCGCGCTACTCTCCAGCCCGATCTGTGTTTTGACCGGACGAATGTAGTCCGATAAATTCCGCCAAGTCGGAGCCATATTGACACGATCCGTGCAAGCACGTTCATATCTTTTCAGAATTGCTCCGACTTTATCCATAGAGCTATCCAAGTCGAGAAGATCCGCCGCCAAGTCCGTAGTTGCTCATGGCGCGGGAGGAACTCATTCCGTAGCCGGTTCCTCGCCTGGATCGTGCCGCACGTCGCAAGGCGTCTTCGTCCTCAATCACTTGAGTTCTGGACGCGGCGTCACTGTTTTGCTGTGCTTCCGCCAATCGTGCCGCTGCCTCCTCTTGAGCAGTCGCGATCCGCTCCGAGTCGCGTCGAGCTTGCCTACGCTCTTGCCTTGCCGTCCGCCTAGACATTCGGCGAGCCTTCGCCGCGTCTCGACTGCTTTGCTGCATCTGCTCCTTTGCCAGAGCGTTGGCTTTATGTTTACCTCCCTTGTGCAGCCGGGCAAGCCTACCGTCCGGCGTTAAGAGGTCAGGTGAAAAGTGTGGTCCGTCGAAGTCCATCGCGTCAATCGCGATGAGAACTGCCGAAAGCGATAGAAACGCAACACGTTTTTTCGCTCGAAAGATACAAATGGAAGAGGGTAGGGGAAGTGACTAGAGAATTGTGAGGCGTCACCAGACGCCAGGTATACATGCCAAGTGTCTGTCTTTTGAAAAGAAATATGTGGGTCTACTATTTCCTCCTGCCTCCCCGAGTCTACAGGCCGGAACATTAAAAATAATTCCGGCGTAGAAATGACATGCCCGTTTTGTAGATGCGCGACTAAGTCCTCCTCGAATGTTCTGGCGCACGGCTCCGTTTCGTAGACCTGACATGCTTGTTGGTAGGGAGTCATTTCCCTCTCCATCCTGATTTCACAACTACTGGTTTCGGTTTCGTCGTTTTTACATTCGCTTTCACAAGGTCGCGGCTCAACGCCTCTGCGTAGGTCCGCAACCCGTCTGCTGTGTGAGAACACAAATCATGCACCGGCACATCGCGAGTGATCCCGGTGCTTGCGTCAATCTTTTTCCGGTAACCCTCGATCCGCTGCACCCCGGAAGGCTGTTTCACGTCGTCAGCGGTCACAATCTTTTCGTCTGTCCCTTCGTGAAACCATGCGTTCGCTAGGACTCGACGCACCTCGCCGATGCCCACCCAAATATCAGGGATTCGCGGAACGATTATGATTTGCTGGCGAGGAATTCCACACTCCACCAGTTGAGAAACGTATGTTTTTCCGCTGCCTTTGTCGGTCAGGTTCGCGTCATGCGGGACCAGGTGCGCCGTAATCGGTCCGAAGATCAATTCCCATTCGCGGATCACGTCCGCCACTCCTGCCGCTCCTGCGCCTTCGCCGGCAGACCAACCCAAAAAGTTGTGGTCCTTCCCAGCGGGTTGGACAAGCCACCCTGCCGTGTTGTCTGAGCTTCCCAAGTCCCACGACGTGAATAGCGGGTAGCCATTCTCTGGGTTGAAGTCAGTGACCCGGCCCTCAGATCGGACGCGTTTCATTTCTGGATAGATTTGACCTGGAACGATCTGCCTGTCCACCTCCTCAATGATCGACGGGAATTGCATCCACATTTCCTCGCCCTGCTCCTGCTTCTTTTTCTCATACCACGCTTGACGCTCTAGCGGCACGTCAAGCCCGTGATCCTTTTTTAGCTTGGTAAAATACTCAACGGTTTCCGCCTTTGATGGTTTTCCTCCCGGCAACACATAGCTTGGATGCTTGAGCCACGGAAAAAAGTGGAGCATCCAATCGAGCTTGGTATGCTTGCTGCCTTCGTTCTCCAAGGATGCCTGGAAAAACGAATAGCATTCTCCGAATTGCCCTCCCTCCATCGTCGTCTCAATGTCGACGTAACCATCTGGCGGGACTGAGTTGATTTCTCCGCGTTTAATCTTTGTCGCCTTCGCCGGGAATCGTGCGGAAATCGGACCATATTCCGAGATGTGTAGACTTTGCGGGGTCTTACCCGTGTAGCCGACACCAGCAGAGATAGAGGAGCCGTTCGCCCACTCCATCAGTGAGTTTGTATCACGGGTGAGGGGATTCGCCTCTTGCAGTTTCTTCCAAAGATACGCAATGCCCTCGTCATCGTGATCCGGTCCGCGCTCCCATGCTAGACGAGCAATAGCCAGTTTCTCTTCCGCATCTTTTGCGGAAATATCAACGATTCCCGCCCGGTAGTCCTTTGAGAATATCGCCTGATCTAGATTGTTCAGCACGATGGCAGTGGAAAGACCTAGCTTTCGGGCTTTTGGCACAAAGTTTCGATGGTGACGCTTCTTGAGATAGTCCTCCTGCTCCGCTCGAAGTACAAGCGGAATAGTTTCGCCGTTCTCATCGAGGATCAGATAAAGATTCCGCAACCTCCACCATCGGTCGGTGAGGCATTTCTCTAGGTCACCAAATTGAATCATCCGCCAGTGACTTTTTTAAGAAGTTTTTTCAATTCGTCATCTGCGCTGACTTCATGCTTCTCCGGCTCGTATGCTCCGGTCAGCCGGGCAAGCTCCATCGCGGCTCGCTCCTTCGACGGCATCTTAATTTTCATGCCGGAATCACTATGCTGAAACTCTTGAGCAAGCGGATGGTTTTCGTCGACATCTCCAACCGGAGTGTCTCTGACTTCCTCCCAGAATGCGATCAGGCTTTCCCGGTTCGTTTCCGCTTTTTTCGCAGTCTCACCCGTCAGCTTTTCCAGACGCTTTTTTACTTTAGGGTTTTTCAGTAGAATAAATGCGCTTTGTCCCGCGCCCAACGCGCCTTCGTAAGCTTCGCGATAGGATGCTGAAGCGTTGCCGCTGGTCGCGTAAAGCTGGCAGAATCTCTCCTGTCGTGGGTTCAGTGCCATGATTCAGTCACTCCGAAAGCGTTGGTTTGTCAATAGGACAGGTCGATGCGAAAGAGGGCGCACGAAAACTAACGCTTTTTCGTGCGCGATTTCATTCTCGCCTCAATAGCGAGGGCGGTTATGCTCTCCACCCCACCGGGCGTAGTTCACGGCGGCTAAATTTCCCCATAGCTGACACGGCGGGTGTGCAACCACTGGAAGCGGCCCCTTGTATTTCCTCGCGTCCCTTTCTTCCGGCCACGGATCGACGTTCTTGAGGTCGGCATAACATCCGTCCGGTTGCACAAATAGCGCAGCGACCAAAGGCGAACAAGTCGTTGCACACGAATCCTCCGCTCGTTCGTCGCTATGGATCGGTGAACTCATGCGTTATGCTCGAAAAAGCCGGCGTTCTCTGGCGGCATCGAAGGCCAAATCTCCTTCGTGGTCACACGCTCCGCAATCGCCCCACTTCTCGCCGTGGGGACAATTCTCCGATTCTGGTGGTGCTTCATTCTCTGGCGGCCAGGGTTCGCTAGGTTCTTCCGGTGGTTCGATGTCCCATTGTGCTTCAATGACTGCACCGCATTTAAGACATTTGCAGTCCCCGTCATCGTTTACCTCCATTTCTTCCTCGCAGCATTCCGGTGCCTCAGGGTAATCGGGCGGGTCGTTCCAATAGTCTTGCATGATCTTCTACTTTCATTTACTCCTTTTGATTGGTTTCCTCTTAACCGGGGATGTCTTCTTGGGGGGTCGAGTTTTCTTACTACCGTATGATGATTTTCCGTATGCCATTTTCTGTATTTAGTTTGGTTTGATTTTATGTTGTTTTGCCTGAGATCAGGCATTCGATAAAGTCTTCCGCCGTTTCTGCTCAAGCCTCCGAATCGCCGCCCGTAAATCTTTCAGGTCACTTCTTGCATCAGCGGTCAACCCGTCTGGATCAACCCAAGAAGATTTATTCCACTCTTTATCCCACCGATGAAAGTCGGGCGCGTCGTCTGGGAAGCATTCGAGGAAATGTCCCATGCGAAATTCCTCGCTTTCACCGATCTCTGGCGAAACCTTTGCAATCAGGTCTGCTAAAGAGTTTTCGAATTCTGCAAACTCACCAGGTAGTTTTTGCTTCGCCTCATCGTGACAAGCGGAAACTACTTTCAGCCACGCTGAAGTGTGCTGGACTTTGTGTTCCTCAAAACTCGTTGTAAAACCATGAGCGCGATTTCTACTACCTCGATCTTTTTCTAA